GAAAGATGAGCGACAGAATTAGATCAAAAGATGGTAAGTACGAAGGCGTATTAGACGTAACGGACGGCAATTTTGTTGTGCGTCGAGTGGCGGATGGCAAGCAGATTTCGACACTGGGCCCTAAGCCGACGCCGTCGGCGTCCGTTAGTCCGTCGGCGTCCGCGAGTCCGTCAGAGAAGCCAGTGCCGGACGACGAACATGAACATATATTCGAGGAAATCGACGGAAGCGGTTTCATTGATCCCGATCATATGTTTAGTCCAACACCACTACCGCCCGAGACGAATGGGCTAAGAACGGCGCACGGTCAGAGGTTCAGCGTTGCGGTGACCGCCGTAGTGATTTTATTGGGTATCGTTCTGTTGAGTCTTCTTGTAGAGTTTGTTTTTTAGAAAGGTAAAGCATATGGCATATTGGGATTATTCTTTGATGGAATACATTGGATTTATTGTATCATTATTCTCTCTTCCTATATTGGGGTTTCTCGCGGGAAGACAACACACCATAGCGCGCCTGTCCGGTGAGCGGGACCGCCAGGTCGAAATTCAAGATATTCACACCCTGATCGACAACAACCGGAATGACGTTGCCGAGCAGGTCCGATCAATCTACCAAGTGATCGAAGAGTTCCAAAATAATAATCCGCGCACGACCACGTAGAAATCGTTTCGAAAGGGAAAGCTATGTTAACCCTATGGATGGAAATTCTTCTTCTTGTTGTTGTTATTGGTGTTGTGTATCGCGGCTACAAAAAAGTGCGTAACGGGACATCGTGGCCCAAACTGGTTGCGGGTCTGCGTGGTGTCTGGCGCGAACTTTTTACGTTAAGCAAAAAGTCATAATGAAGGGATGTATGAATGAGTGATGTAATTTTTCCTCCCCCATCAACGGGTGCGGCACAGATTGTTCATCTCGTGTCGGGTGAGGATGTGGTTGGCGTTGTCACCCACGATGAAGCGCGGTCGGGCTATGCGATTCGCAATCCTCTAACACCACAGGTCGAGGTCGATCCGAAAAAGGGCGCTATGCGTCTGGGCTTGCTGCCTATTCGCCCCTACTATGGTTCGGACAAGACGAAAGAAATCTTCGTCTCGTCTGCGCAGGTTGTGTATGTCACCGATCTCTCTGAACAGATGGAAGAGGCCTACCGGCAGTATCATTCAAAACTCGTTTTGCCCAAAAAGCTCGATTCGCTCACTTCGCTGTTGTCGTAAAGGGTGGGGCCCACGGCCCCGCCTCTCTTCTTTATTATACCGCTTGCGTGTGCTATAATTACGTATGACACATCCACGGTCCAAACCTGTTCTCCGCACGACCCTCACCCCAGACCTACAATACACACATACCACTACCATCAAGCAGAACGTTCTGGTCCGGGCCCGGTCGTCTGACGGGCGCGCCCACTTCATTAAGACCGCATATCGTCCAACCTATTATCTCCCCACAAACGAATACACGGGCGAGACATCCATTGAGGGCTGCCCGTTGTTGCCATACGAACAGGACTCCATCCGAGATGGGCGCACCTTTCTCTCGGAACATCCTGAAGCGTACGGCAATATTCAGTGTGAGTATATGTTGTTGTCTGATGTGTATGGGTCAACAGACATCACGCCGGAAATGTATCGGCTCTTGATATGGAATTTCGATATTGAAGTCGACTCTGAAACAAGTTTTGCGCCGCCCGATAACCCAACCAACGCAATCACGGCCATCACCGTGATGTGGCGTCATCGAGGAGAGCGCGGCACTGTCACCTACGGATTGCAGCCGTATGAGGCGGCCGAAGGTGTCGAGTATGTACAGTGTGAAGATGAAAAAGAACTACTCGAACGATTTATTCAGAACTGGCGCGCCGACTATCCCGATATCGTCACGGGATGGAATGTACAGTTGTATGACATTCCGTATCTGGTTGGGCGCATCAAGCGGGTAGTCAATGCGCCAGCCGCGAGTTCACTGTCGCCTTATAAACATTTGTCTGAACGCAAGGTGATGTTCTACGGGCGCGAACAACTCGCCGTAGATATCCGTGGCGTGGCCACGCTCGACTATCTGGAACTCTATCGCAAGTTCACCTTCACGCAGCAGGAGAGTTATCGTCTTGACCACATCGCACACGTGGAACTCGGGCAACGCAAACTCTCCTACGCAGAGTATCGGTCGTTGTCCGCACTCTACGTCGAGAACTATGCCGCGTTTATGGATTACAACGTGCAGGATGTCCAGTTGGTCGAATCGCTCGACGACAAGATGAAACTGATCGAACTGGTTTGTTCGTTGGCGTATAGTGCCAAGGCGAATTATACGGACACCTTCCGGCAAGTGCGTCTTTGGGACACGATGATTTATCATCATCTCCGCGCACAGCATCAACAGATTCCTCCGAAGAAGTCCGAGGCCAAAGATACGCAGTATGTCGGTGCGTATGTGAAACCTCCACAGGTCGGTCAGCACGAATGGGTCTGTTCATTCGATGTGGCGTCAATGTATCCACACATCATTCGACAGTGGAATCTCTCACCGGAGACGTTAGTTGACCATCGCGTGATGTCGCTGACTGTTAATACGTTACTGGACCGCACCGATGTCACGGAGCATCTGAGCGATGAGGAACAGGCGCCCGAGGGGTATGCGTTGGCGGCAAACGGTGTGTTGACGCAACGAGACAAAGAAGGCTTTCTTCCGGTGATGCTCAAGACCTTGTATGCGGAACGTATTCGCTTTAAGAATCTGGCGACAGAGACGAAGAAGCAGCGGGAGTTACTCGCAAAGGACGACCCACAGTATGCGGTGCTGACACGGCAGATTGCGGCGTATCACAATCAACAGTTGGTGCGGAAGGTGAACCTGAACAGTTTGTATGGCGCGATTGGGTCAAACTATTTTCGCTATTATGATATGGATATGGCTGAAGCGGTGACGCTCACAGGGCAGTTTGTGATTCGTGATGTGGCGAACGCGGTCAATGCCTATCTCAATAAGATGTTTAAGACAACCGAGGATTATGTTATCGCGTCGGATACCGATTCCATCTACGTATGTTTGAAGCGCGTTGTGGATAAATATAAAGTACATAAACCGACGGCGACGATGAGTAACTATGTGGCGATGCTCGACCAGTTCTGCGCGGACCGTATCGAGCCGGTGTTGGTGAAATCGTTCGAGTCGATTGCGAAGTATCTGCATGTTGCCGTGCCCTGTCTCACAATGACCCGCGAAGTGATTGCGAATAAGGGCGTCTGGACGGCAAAGAAGCGATACATTCTCAACGTGTGTGACAATGAGGGCGTGACCTACCAAGAGCCGAAGCTCAAGATTATGGGCATCGAGGCGGTCAAGAGCAGCACACCCGCTCTGTGTCGGGAGATGATTACCGATGTGTTGAAACTGTTTATGAACCAGACACAAGAAGACGTTTGGGCATACATCAAAGCGCAGCGTGACGTGTTCGGCCGCGCAAAGTTTGAGGACATCGCATTTCCACGGTCCGTGAATGGGCTGAAAAAATATGGTGAGGATCGGAAAGGGTGCCCGATTCAGGTGAGAGGTGCCCTGGTCTACAATGAGCATATTGCCGGGATGGCTAAATATGAGAGTATCCGTGATGGGCAGAAAATCCGTTTTGCGTATCTAAGAGTGCCTAACAGATTTCATACGCACGTGTTAGCCGCACCGGATGGTTGCCCCGAGTCATGGAACGTGGAAGCCATGTTAGATTATGAAACACAGTGGCAGAAATCGTTTTTAGAACCACTGGAGGCGATACTAAGTGCTGCCGGTTGGCACGTGGAAAAACAGGATGTTTTATTTTGACTTCTCATAGTCGCCGGCTTCGGGACATGAACGATGCGTACGCGGAATCCTATATCAACAACGCGCTTCGCGGGGAGAAAAAAATGAGCGACAGAATCACATCAACAGACGGTAAGTACGAAGGCGTGCTACAAGGCGACGGCAATTTCGTCGTGTACCGATCGGCGGACGGCAAAGCAATTGCGGCACTGGGCGCTGACCCAGAGCCGCTCAAGTCGAAGCCAGATCCGAAACCGACACCAACGCCTCTTCCAGAAGTGCATAACCGCGTTCCGAAAGGATTTTCTCGACTTCAGTCAAAGATGTTTGCGGATGACTATGGAGTTTATCCGGCTATCGGTGCGACGTACATGTATGCCCCGAGGTCCGCAGAGGTCGACGAAGCGCGACTCATCCGCAATTTAGATTGGCTGTCTCAGAACGGATGTCATTACATTCGCATACTGTTGATGGTTGGGAACGCTCCCTATTGGCCCTTTAAGATCAAGCCGAGGTCGTGGGATGCGTATCATCGCGTCATGGAACTGGCCTGGGAACGGCACATGCGCACGCAGCCGGTCATTTTTGCGGACGCGCAGGTCATGATGCCGGGAGGGAATGATCGGGAGACGTTCGTGAGAGAGGTTGCTGATTTCTGCAACGACCGTCGGGAAATGGTGCAGTTTATCGAAGTGGCGAATGAATCCGAGATGAACGGCGTCGACATGGAAGAGTTGACTCAGTATTGTAAGATTCTGTCGACAAGCACAGACATTCCGTTTGCCGCAAGCTCGCCGACCGGCAGTCACGAGGAGATTGCTGGACTGGAGAAATTGTATGGGGAACATGGGTGCCGTTCGCCGATTGCGACTCCGCATTTTGATCGCACAGCATGGGAGGATGGGTATCGTATCATTCGCCAACCGTGGCATTATCAGTACGCAGGGCATCACAGCTATATGCCTAAAGTCTTCGTGAATAATGAACCGGCTGGAATTGGTAAACGTTCTGGCGGAGTGACGCTTCCAGAGCATGTTGGTATGGGGGCTCTGTACACCTTCTTGAGTGGGGGTGCGGCTTACTGCTTTCACAGTCTTGCTGGCGTGAAAGGGGTAGAGTTGCATGATAATAAAACGGAGATTGATTTTTGTGATATCCCACGTGGAGGGGAGATGATGGAATCAATCGAGTCGTTGATGGGGAACGTGCCATTGAATATCGCTAATGGAGAAAATGCGAATCACCATTGGACGAGTCCGCTGCATCCACTTCAGCCGAGTCTGAACGAACAGATTTGGCCCGACGGTCATGACAGTGGTGTGGTGCGTGCGTTTGCTCAAGGGTTTGGACTGGAGTGGTACGTGGGGTTGTTGGGTATTCGCAACTCGGTTGACTTTACGCTTAACCGCAACGTCGATGCGACATTGTATCACCCGATTTCGGGGGATGTGTTGTGGAATCATAAGATTAATAAAGGGGATTCGGTCACAGTTAAGCCGGACGGAGAGACACGCAGCTACCTGCTGAAAACAGTGGATGTGTAGTGCTTAAAACATTTCCGTTTCTGCGGTTTTTCTGTTTCACAATTGGGCTGATGCTTTCGGCCGTCGCTGCCTTCTACAGTGTGACCGGGCTGGCGTATATTTTTGCTAGTGTGTTTTGGCCAATTGTGATTATGGGAGGGATCTTGGAGGCCGCGAAACTTGCCGCGGCCTCGTGGATCTACAGAACGTGGCGAGTCGCACCGAAAATTCTGGTGGCGTATCTGACCGTTGGTGTACTGCTGTTGATGGTCATCACCGACATTGGAATTTTCGGCTACCTGTCACGCGCATACCTTGAGCAACAAGCCCCACTGACACTACTTGCCAGCAGTAATGCTGCTGCCGAACGTAATGTCGATTTAGCGCGAGAACAATATGAACGTGATGATACGACGCTGACGGCGTTTATCGAGGGTGATACCGCGAACGCTGTAATAGAGGAGCTAACCGCCTACGCCCGTCTAACGGGCGCCAACGGGGCGGTCGAAGTCTTACGATCCCAGAATGAAATTCGGCAGGAACTTCAAACGAACCTACAAGCATCGTCGGCCGCACTCTCGGTCGCAGAACGCGCGGTCGCCGAGTTCGAACAGGAAACGCAGGTTCAGCGTGTGGATGTGGGTCCGTTGCTGTTTGTCGCGAAGGCAATTTATGGGAATGAGGATTTGTCCACAATGGATACCGTTGTAACGGCATTCATTCTGCTCATCTTGGTGGTTTTTGATCCGATGGCCATCGCGTTGTTGCTGGCCGCACAAACGACAATCAAGAAAGTCCAGGCAGAAACAACGGGTGATGGCTGGGGCGGTGGGGATGATGAGAGCGGCGGCGAGAGTCGCACGATAGCATACACGCCCGACACCGACGAGACGCTAATGTCCGAAGAGGTCGAGCCGCCGCCTGTGTCAAAGGAACATAAAAGTCCCGTTGTGAGCATTACGACTGAGGATCTCGCCACAGGTATGCGCATCGGTGTTCCGGCGCAAGACGCTTACAAGAGCGCCGTAGTGCCCGATAACGATAGCGAGTCAGTAGACGATGATATGGTCTCTATCATCGACCGCCCGAAGTCCGGCAAACGCCGCACCAGACACGTCCCCAAAAACTAAATTGTTTGTTCGTTCCGTCCTGTGGTATAATATATCTATGTCCAAAAGTTTTTTCAAGACCTTCATTCATGACTTGGGTGACCCTGACACAACAGTCGCTAGCGATGGGTTATCTTCATCCGAATTCACCGGCTACATCGATACGGGCAGTTACATTCTGAACGCCGCAGTCTCTGGCAGTCTCTACGGTGGCATACCCAACAACAAAGCGGTCGTCTTCGCTGGCGACCCCGCAACAGGCAAAACATTCTTTGCCTTGGGTATCATCAAGAGTTTCTTAACCGAGAATAAAGACGGGCATGTATTTTATTTCGACACCGAAAGTGCCGTGACGAATGAGATGCTCACCACGCGAGGAATTGATATTTCACGGGTTGCGAAATCAGAACCTGACAGCATTGAAAAGTTTCGGCATGTTGCTTACAAGACACTCGATGCCTATGTGCAGTTGCCGGAGGAGAAACGGTTTCCGCTGCTGATGGTATTGGATAGTCTGTCCGCGCTGCCATCAAAGAAGGAAACGGAGGACATGGCGAACCAGAAGGATGTGCGCGACATGTCCAAGGCGACATTGATCAAGGCCGCATTCCGTGTGCTGCGTTTGAAGTTGGCTAAAGCAAAGGTGCCGTTGATTGGGACCAATCACGTGTACTCCGTCATCGGTTCATATTTTCCAACGAAAGAGATGGCTGGAGGGCAGGGTGCCAAGTATGCGGCGGACATCATCGTGTTTTTGTCCAAGAAAAAAGACCGCGCTGCGGACAAGGAGGTCGTCGGCAACATCGTCAAGGCGCGAATGATGAAGTCGCGGCTGACCAAAGAAGAGACGGCAGTGGAAACGCGCATTCTTTTCGATGGTGGGCTGGACCGTCACTACGGATTGCTGGCGTTAGCGGTTAAGCAGGGCTGCGTGAAGAAAGTCTCAACGCGGTATGAATTTCCCAGTGGTGCGAAGGTCTTTGAGAAAGCGATTAATCGCGAACCCGAAAAGTATTTTACAAAAGAAATCCTCGACAGTGTGGAAGTTTATATTAAAGACCATTTTCTGTATGGGTCAATAGGGGCGCCAATTACAGACGAGGAAATGGAGCTTATTGGTGAGTGAAGAGAATATTCTAAATGATATTATGCCCTGCTTAATTTCCGTCGAGCGGGGGGATTCGATTCTTGGAATGGAGATTCTTCGTGGTCCGTATAAAGGGATCACGTTTTCGTTCAAGAAGTTCACGGTCTCGAAAGAGCGTTTGGCAAACGGCATGGTGCCGACACAATTCGAGACGGCGATACACGAAGGGCCGCCGGACTTTGATCCCGACGCCGCGTTTGATTCGTATTGTTCTGAAATACTTTTGTCGTGGTTGCATTTCATCTCGACTACAAATTTTGACGCACTCTTAACAACGGAGACGAAGGGCATTCATTGATGGCTGTGCTGCTAGAGCATACAATTTTGCGGCAGGTGATGCAATCGCCAACGTTGGCGGAACAGATTGCCCCGTATCTCAAAGACGAATATTTCGAGTCCCAACCGTGCGCGACCATCTATACGCTTTTTGGAGAGTTCTACGATAAGTATCGCGCCATCCCGTCATTCGCCGCACTGCGCTTGGGGCTCGATGATGTGCGTACATTATCGGAACGCGAGGCTAAGGAAACATCCGAGACGCTGACCGAGATTGAACAGATGGACGCGATGGAGCCGTCGCAACATGACTATCTGATTGAGCAAGCTGAAAAGTATTGTCAAGATAGAGCGTTGTATGTGGCGTTGCGGAAGAGTGTTGCGATGCTCGACAACCCAGAGGAAACGCCACACGGCATTCCAGACTTGTTGCGAGAAGCATTGACGGTCAGTTTCGATACGCATGTGGGGCACGATTTCTTCGGTGATGCCGAAAGCCGGTATGAGTTTTACCATCGTGCGGAGTCGCGCATTCCATTTGACCTTGAAGTGTTCAATGTTATGACTAAAGGTGGCGTGCCCACAAAGACGTTGAACTGCGTACTTGCCGGAACGAATGTGGGTAAGTCCTTGTTCCTTGTCCACATGGCAGCCGCGTGTTTGCGGATGAGTAAGAATGTTCTCTACATCACATTGGAGATGGCGGAAGAACGCATTGCGGAACGTATCGATGCGAACATGATGAATGTGCCGATGGACGATGTTGTGGCGCTCTCACACAGTCAGTACACTAGAAAGATTGAGGGGCTGCGGGCAACTTCCACGGGGAAGCTGATTATCAAGGAATATCCCACAGGCGCTGCACACGCCGGTCACTTTCGTTCGTTGCTACAGGAACTCAAAGGGAAACAGAACTTTACGCCAGACATTCTGATTATCGATTATCTGTCCATCTGTTCTTCCGCACGAGTCAAAATGGGTAACTCGGTGAACTCCTATACCTACAACAAATCTATCGCGGAGGAGTTGCGCGGGTTGGCGGTCGAACACAACCTCCCCATCTTCACCGCGGCACAGTTCAATCGTACAGGTCACGCAGAGTCTGACCCCGGTCTGGATAAGATCAGCGAAAGTTTTGCCATCGCGCAGACCGCAGACTTCATTATCGCCCTGACCTCAACGGAGGAACTAGAGCAAAGCAATCAGATTCAAGTGTACACATTGAAGAATCGTTATGGCAAACGCAATTCATTTGAGAAGTTTCTATTGGGCATCGATACCTCGCGGATGATGTTGTATAATCCGAGCGGAACCGCAGTCCACGATATTTCGCTAGGTACGGCGGCCGACTCATCGTCGCAAGAGCAGCCATTCGGTTCAATGTTTAGTGGCGCCTCTCGGATGCCACGACGACCGCTTGCTGCCCTAAACACAGGCGGTCTGGATGAGACGGGTTCTCCCTAAATATATGGGGAGGGGTCGTTCGTGCAGTTACTCGCACTCCATAAAAAAATTACCGACGACGCATTGGCAATGCGTAAAGACGTGGAAAGCGTCTTGACCCCCATGTCGCAACGGCGATACAGAGGGCCCTCCATGTATATTGTGCCATTCCTGTCGCGGTTGAATGAGGTTACGATACCATTCAAGGTACACAATGAGTTAGTAGAAGATATCGGCGTAGATCCTGCCGGCTTGGAACTAACGGCTCAGTGGACGCCGACATGGCTCAAGACGAAGCCGCGTCGGCGAATCGATATACATCTTGAGTGGCATGTGCATCCACGGGGGCGTCGCTGCGGGGTTCAAACGGAAGACTGGCAACGTCGACATTTCTATTTCTGGTCATACCTTATGCATGAATTGGCGCATCGTCACCAGAACAACCATCGTTCTGATGATGTTGACGCGCAGAAATTTATACCGACCGCGGCTGAAGATGACGACCTTCGGGACCTACAAATGTATCTTGGGGATTTCGATGAAGTCGAAGCGTATGCGCATGATATCGCGTTGGAAATGGTGGTCTGGTTTCCCACATTGGGATATCGAGCGGCATTCGCGCAGATAAAGAAATTTCGTCACAACTTAGTCGACGGCAGTTATCCACTATTTGCCGTTGCCTTCGATAAGGCACCGAAACATCCAGCGATGGTATTATTGCGCAAAAAAATTCAAGGGTGGTATCGTATTATGGACACACAACGAGACATCTATCAGGCACTACAATTAGGGCCGCTATGATCACATCATTCAACGAATTTCTACAGGAGAGCAAAGGCGGCAAGCTGACGCATCTCATCCATCTTGAAGATTTAATGCTCGACGATGGAGTTGCCGGCATGCGTCATGCGATTGAAGTGCTGCGCCAGTTTCGGCATATGCTCATCCATGGCGGTGTCACGAAAGCCCTACACGTGACCACCAAATGGGATGGCGCGCCGAGTGTAGTCTTCGGACCAGACCCGGCAGATGGCAAATTCTTCGTCGCTACCAAGTCCGCGTTCAGCAAAGTGCCAAAACTGATGAAGTCTCACGCACAGATCACTGAGGTATATGGCTCTGGAGGTGTCGGTGGGGTGCTACACGACTGTCTGAGTGAGCTAGCCCTGCTCCAGCCTACCCGAGTGTTACAAGGTGACTTACTCTTCAGTGGAGCGCGTAGTGTCAAAGCACAGTCCATCAAGGGCAAAGATTATCTGACATTCCGCCCGAACACCATCCTCTACGCTGTCGATGAGAAGAGTGCCCTCGGGCAGAGTATCGACCGAGCGGCACTTGGCATTGTCATTCACACGATGTATTCGGGATCGGGCACAGTGGCACGCCTCCGCGCCGCGCCCATTACGCCGGGGGTGTTCTCTTCGTTGAAGAAGACAAGCCGTGTCGCTTCGCTGGATGCCTCGTACGATGATGTGTCTGGCAATGTGTCCTTCACTAATGATGAAGAAGGAGAGTTCTCTTTGCTGTTGTCGCGGGTTGGCACATTAGCACAGAGGATACCGGCGTTGATCTATACGACGTTCGAATCTGAGCCGTTGAATACCCTCATGAACATGTTTTTGAATCAGCAAGTTCGTGGCGGTCGAGCAAAATCATCAAGACAGATGGTCAACGACCTCTCCATTTTCCTCGCGACACGCCAGAAGAAAGAGATGTCGAAACGGTCAAGCGAGGCAGGGAAGGAAAAAGTCGCGGCGACATTCACTGTTATGCTTGACGCAGTGCGGACCAATCAGCGCGAGATGTCGCAATGGTTTGAACTACATGCGGCAATCACAGCGGCGAAAACCGTGATCATTCGGAAACTTGAACAGGCCGCTCGTGTGGCGACATTCATTCCAACCGCTAACGGCTTCCGTGTGACGGGCCCGGAAGGGTACGTCGCGGTATCTCGTGCGGGACGTATGGTGAAGCTGGTTGACCGTCTGGAATTCAGTCGAGCGAACTTCATGGCACCCAGAGACTGGCAGTAATTTTCTAAATAGATCAATGGCGAGAGAGAAACGTATTGTTATTGCATTCGGGCGATTTAATCCCCCGACAACGGGCCATGCGCTTCTTATTGCCTTTCTTACGAAGACAGCGAATCGTTTGGGCGCCGATGCCAGAGTCTACGCATCACCGACAACAGATGCGAAGAAGAATCCGCTGCCCTTCCGAGAGAAGGTTCAGTTCTTGCGTCAATTGTTTCCTCGCGTCACGTTCAACGACAACCCCGCGCTGAACACCCCATTTTCTGCATATGCTGATGCGTCCAAGGCGGGCTATAAGGACATCACTGTAATTGTCGGTGCTGATCGTGTGCGTGATTTTGAGAAGATGGGTGCGTATTTGCTACCTGCCGGTTCTTCTAAATACAATACAGCGAAGCATATCGATGTATCACAATATCGCGTCTTGGCAATTCCTAGAGGTGCCGGTGCGATATCTGCGACATTGATGCGCGGATATGCTGTCGCCAACGATTTTCGGAGTTTCCTTGCGGGAACACCGGGGCAGAACGCCACTGTGGCAAAGAAAATCTTTACATCAGTGAGACGACATATGCGAATTCGAGAACAACAAGCCTACCGTAAGGCCATGAAACAGAAGGTGTTGGAAGCAAAGGTTGATCATCGACACCGCCCACCAATCTCGGGACATCCCTATCACAAAAAGAATGACGCCGAACTTCGCTACATCATCAAAGATGCGGGCAAGGCTGCTAAAGCAATGCAGGGGCATGATAAGAAGGCCGAAGCCAAGTACTTGGATCAGGTCAACGATGCCTCAACCGTACTTAGCTTTCGCCGTCGTGGTGGGAAACAAGTCAAAGAAGCTGTGGGCGTTGAATACAAGGGCAAGTCAAAAGATTTGAGGCTTGCAAACGAAATCCATAAACTGGTCACTGGTCGATTGCCCGGATGGTCACCGAACATCAAACCAGAAGCGATTATTGATGCTGCGTTAAAAGGGCATCTTCTGAGAGACCTCGGACCAAAGTGGCGAGAGAGTCTCAAGGCTTTGCTGAACAAGGCAACGAAGCAAGGCATCAAATGGGATAAGGGGTTGCTACTCGTTCGCAAACTCGGTTTCAAAATGTCATTTAGCGGTCTTGTAGAAGCACCCGCCAAGTTATCACGCCCCGCATCAGTCAGCCAGCAGATGCAAGCCGCAAAGATTATCGCCAAGTCGCTGACTGGAAGTGAGAGTCGTGGCCTGACGGGAACGGGGTGGAAGAAGACGCCTCACGAGGTCATTGACGATGCGGTTCGTCATTTTCTTAAAGGGCGGCATACACCCAAAGCGTGGCAGATCGCAGGCAAAATGCTAAACAAGGCAACCCTGCTAGGCATCAAATGGAATCAGAAGTTGATTCGACCCACCACCCGCAAGTC